TTAAAGCTTTCAAAATGTTTAAGTTAGCATCTAACATAAATGTAAGAGAAAATTCTGTAAACACTCTTGTGTGTGGATAATCTACAGCACCAAGACCAGTGACTAATCCAACTTGTGTTCCAGTTGCAGTATTTGAGTTAGGCAATTGTGCTTCTTCACAAAAAATCTCTAACAAATCAGGATTGAAGAAATCAGCTGGAGAAACACCTCCCTTAGAACCTTTAAATTCTACTAGAAAGTTATTACTAAATGAAAATCCGCCTTGACGACTGACCTGAGATAAAAATGAAGTAATTCCCGCTGCCACGCTAAATACCTATGTTGGATCATTTATATTTATGGCGTACTCTGGGTATTTTAAACCTAAAAACCCTCAGAAGTACCGTGGCAACCCGACAAACATTGTTTACAGGTCGCTATGGGAACGTAAGTTCATGGTGTTCTGTGACAATAACCCTTCAATATTACAGTGGGGAAGTGAAGAGATTATTATACCATACAGAGCTCCTGATGGTAAGGTGAGGCGATACTATCCAGACTTTTATATCAAAGTTCGTGAAAAGTCTGGTAATCTTGCGAAGTATATTATTGAAGTAAAACCCAAAAAACAAACACAACCACCGAATGAGAAAAATAAACGAACTGCCTCATATCGTAATGCTGTATTAACATACGCAAAGAACCAAACTAAATGGTCTGCTGCTCGTGAATATTGTGAAGATAGGCAGATGAACTTCTTAATATTAACCGAGGATCATTTAGGAGTATGACAAATGACAACAGGATTCGCCGCTATACAGCGCAACAACGTAAATAAAGAACCAGGATACAAAACATTATTTGAAAAAGTCTCCGCTAAAACAAACGGAGAAAAAAAATCACTTGCATGGTATAGAAATGCAGTGAAATCAGAAGCTAGTAGTTATAAGAAAAATTTTAGTAAGTATATATTAAATGAAAAGAGTGACAGAGTAGGCGCTGCTGATGAACAAGATGCAAATGAATTGCGTCGATACACAGTAGCAGGACACCTTTATATGTTTGAGTATAAAGCAAAGATGAAGTATCTTCCTTACTATGATAGGTTTCCTTTAGTGTATGCAATCAAAGCAGCAGGTAAAACTGAATTTTGGGGTGCTAACCTACATTACTTGTCACCAAAGAAGAGAATTATAGCTACTAAAAAATTAATGCAGGGAAGAATTGACATTCCTAAGAGATGTTTCCATAAATACCTAAGTTCACATGTAGAAGGGTTATACCTAGATCTATCTTCAAGTGAATGGGATACTGCAATCCTATTACCAACAGAAGATTTTGTAAAAAATGTCAACGGCATGGTATTTCCAATAGATAAATCTGAAGTATGGAAAGATACTGATGAGAATTTCTACGATAAAATCCGAGGTCAAAGACTAGTGAAAGGATATGGAACACCACAATCCAAGGAAATGAGTAGATGAATAAACCTAAACAAGAAAAACAATGGTTCTGGGATTTTATCCAAGAATACGTCCTCGGGACAGGTGGTTTTGGTTCCGATGAAATTATCAAAGAGCAACAAGAGAAACAAGCAAAAGAGGAAGGATACGATAGTGCCGCAGAATTTAATGTTAATTCTAGAATTAAAAGATTAGATTCACCTAAAGAAAATTATACATCTTCCAATATTCTAAAATATCCTAATGCTCAGACTATTGGTGAGCAGAGTGACTATGTATTGTTTCAGTTTAAAAAATATAATCCACCATTTCAAAAAAGATCTAAAAAAGCATTTGGAGTCGAAGGTAATAACCTCAATATTAATACCGAGGAAAAATTAGGAAATTATCTTGGAAAACCCTATGATTACAATCAAGTTGGTGAATATACAGATGCTGGAGAGGATTATCCATCTGTCATAATGTATATGCCAGAAGATATTTCTACTGGTTTCAGAGGTAATTGGGGTGGTAAAGCATTCAGTACAGTTGGTGCAGGTATTTTAAGAGCTGCTGGTCAAGAAGGACTAGGTGCCAAACTTGCTGGAGGTTTTGGTACACTTAATGGTGCAGCAGAAAGAGCTCTTGGTCTAGCATCTGCTGCAGTTTTACAGAAGTCTGTTCAAAAAGCTGGTGGTGATCAACTTACTAAAGATGATATTTTTGGATCAATATCTGGGGCAATCATGAATCCCAATACTGAATTGATGTTCCAAAGTGTTGACATGAGAAACTTTGCTTTGAAATTCAAATTAGTTCCAAGAAATGCAGGTGAATCTAAAGAAATTAATAAAATCATAAAAGTATTCAAAGCATGTACTTTACCACGCCGTGATCCTGAACAAGTAATGGGATTTAATGATCCAGGTAAACCGATAAACAAGGGAATTGTGTCTGCATTTATTGGTGTACCAAATCTTTGCAGAATTTCTTTTATGCGTGGAGCAACTGAACATAATGTTCTTCCAAGATATAAAATGTTAGCTGTTACTGAAGTAAGTGTAAATTACACTCCTGATGGAGCATATGCTACATATAGAGATGATGGTCAACCTGTTGCCATCGAATTAACACTTAATTTTCAAGAAACAAAAATCAACTTTGCAGAAGAAGTTCTCTCAGACTCTGTTCGATAATGTATTTTTCAATCATACCAGATCTCGCTTACGACGAGAAACCAATCAACTCTCCTTTTTCAACATCAGATTTTACAGTCGCGAAGAATTTTTTTCGTAGATATAAAATCAATGATGATATCTTTTCCAATGTTGTTTACTTTAACAAGTATGCAATCAAAGATGGAGAACGTCCAGATGTTTTAGCTAGGAATTTTTACGGAAATCAATTTTATGATTGGGTAATTCTTTTGACTAACAACATGGTCAACGCACAGTATGATTGGCCAATGAATAACTATGAACTCTATAGAGTATTAGAGCAAGAATTTGATGATCCATACAGTCAGATCAATCATTATGAAATCAAACAATCGATGGGACACTATGCTGCTGGTTTACATGTTGATCAAACATTTTACAATGGACAGCATAAATTAAATATCGATGGTGTCATGACATTAAAAAACGGCAATGAGATTTGTAGTCCCATTACCGTTGCAGAATATTATCAAGAAGAAAATGATAAGAAGAGAGAAATATATCTTCTTAAAAAACAATACTTACAATCTTTTGTAGATGATTTCAGAAAACAAAATCTATACAAAAAAGACACCAACTATATTAGTCAGCGTCTAAAGAAAACTGGTTGACTTTTTTTACCAAAAAATTGGCAGAGAATTTTTTTCACTTTTCACAGATTTGATTATCGAATTTCGTCTCTAGTTTTGCGACTCGTGTGAGGAGAACTAGGTTGTCTGCCTCCACCTGATCGAGACGCTTACGTAGTGCCTCGATCATTTCTTTTTTCTTCATTAGTTAAGTTCATAACAAGCTGATCGTGCCAACTCTGGATTCTTTTTCAGTGCTCGATGCACATGACCATGAACATCTGTTTCTAAAGTATGATGTGCATTAGTATGGACTACTTGAATCAATCCTAAGGTTCCAACAAAAGTTAAGTTTAAAACTGTAACTGGGTGAAAGATAACCTCAAACACTTTCTTCACTTAATGAACTTATCCATACGAAGTTTAATGTAATACATTCCTACGACCCAAAGGGAGAAGAGAAACCCCTCCCCGTAGCTCATAGAATTCCATGCTCCAACTGCTCCATCTAGCATTGCTAGAGTGTCAGGCATTGCCAAGAATTCAGTTCCCATATTACTCTTCAGCAAGACGTGCGAAGTAGGACAGGGCATCATCATCATCAACGACTGCTTCTTCCTTGACAGGAGAACGATGGTGACCACCAACCAGTTGATTATTACTATCGATAGTAATATCAGGGGCGTTGAAACTACCACGACCTTCAGACTCATCCTCGAAGGACTCATCAACTGGACGGGGAGCAGGACGTGCGCTGATACCTAGCACAAGATTCAAACGACGCTCAAGATCTTCGTATGACTTGAACTGCTCTTTAGAAGTGAATGACTCTAGTGAGTATTCTTTTTTCCACGTTGCTTCAAGTTCATCATCGTCTGCAGACAAAGCACTAACACTATCAAACTCAGAGCTATCATAGTTCCAGTACCCTGCTACTTTTTTGATCTTCAATTTGAAGTTAGCACCTTCCCAAAGATCAAAGACATTTACTGGTGTCTCATCTTGGAACTCGGGTTGCATGGCAGCAAGGATCTTATCATGGATCTTCTTGCCATACTTATACAAGAATGTCTTACCCTCGTTCTCAGGGTGCTTAGGATCCTTTACAACATAGATGTTACTGTAGTAAGAAAGCTTACGCTTCTGCTTACGTGCAGTCTCTTTGTCCTCATCAGCACCGCTGTTCCAGAGACGGCGGTTCACTTCACCAACGGGATCCTTTTCGTTGAGTGTAGTTAAGGAGTTTTCAATGTACCAACCACCAATACCTTGGAAGGCATGGGAGTACACCTTTGCCCATGGGATGGTTTCACCATCAGGGGCAGGAAGGAATCTGATAACGGCATATCCGTTACCAGCAGCGTCAACTTCTGGTTTCCAGAACCTATCATCAACGTTCTTACCGCTGGATGACTTCTCAAGTTCCTTCTGAAGGTAGGAGAAGTTGTTCTGAGATTTACGCTTTAAGTCTGCGAATGACATAGATTACCTCGGATTTAATCGGATTTGGTTTGTGTATTGGGTCGGAACCCAATGGTGCCCTCATCACTTGAACATAATAACAGGCAAGGGGACGGGCGTCAACCCCCTGCCTCTAATTGTTGCTTCATGCGTTGAACCTTTAACAATAGTTCATCAAACATGGATTCGATGGACGTGTCAGGTGTAGCTCCTAGCATGACAACCCCCTGCTTCATGGTCTCGATGACCGATTTAGCTTCGGGATCATCACTCAGTTTAGCACGAGCATAAAAGATCTTTTGTTTTTCAATGAGAGTTTCAAGTGCATCAAAATAATCCATCTTCCTTTCGTCTTCAAGAAGAACAAAATTCATAGCGGATCTAAAACAGAACTGCTGGAGCTCCAACATTTCTTGGATGTCACCTCTAACTATATCAGATTTAAAGAAACTCATACTAACATTAACTTGGCACGACTTGTTTTTTTCATGAAGTTAAGTTGCTGTGCATCATGACGCAACTTTTCTTTCAATGGTTTGCTAATTAGTTTACTTACACTATCTAATTCGATTTCATTTTCCTCGCAGTAGTGAATAACAGAATCAATATAATTCATTGATGGATTGTGTAATGCAATCTTCTCCACTTCCTGCGAAAATCTCGCAGCGGTCATAAATTTATCCTCTAATAATTGTTTTTTGTCCATATCGTTCTTGGTATTCGTCGATGTAACCCATCAACTTGATGAAATATTCTTTCTTAGGTGGAAGCACCTTGACTTGGGTCTCTCCGTTTTCACAAGCAACGATTGTGACGAGTTGTTTGACACTCAACCCGTAGTTTTCTTGAAGCATACATGCGTATGCAGTTTCTTGAACGAAATAGTCGTAGAGATATTCTTCACGCTTAGGTTGTTCTGCTGTCTTAAAGTCAATAATAGACAACACACCATCAAACTCAGCGATACAATCTACACGCCCTGCTAGTTCTAAATGTTTAGAGTAGAGCGCAGCTTCCTGTAAGTAAATATTATTTATACGGTCCAAAGTAGGACGACTGTGGTGAAACATCAGCACAGGAAGGGGATGTGATTTGTATTTCTTTAAGTCTAAATCGTTATTAAGATAATCTTCTGCAACTAAATGATACTTTGTGCCACGACCAGTAGCACGAGTGGACTTGGCATTTGCTGCCTTCTCACCAACACGAGCTCGCCACCTAGCAATACCCGCCATCTTTTTAGCATTGTTACCAATCACGGTGGTGACAGATGGAAATTTCATGCCTTCGGGTGTGAGATAAAGTCTTTTTCCTTCGACCATCTCAGCAGACATTTCAATAGGTTCAATGCCACCTACATGATTAAACAATTTCATAAACCTAAATTAATTTTG